AAAAAGGCACAAGGTGTAATTTTGGGAAGGCCAATTGGTAGCAAAGATAGTGAGCCAAGAAAATTCAGATACAGTAGAAGAAGGGAGATATACTTAAATGAGAAGGAAGGTTCGGAAACCAAGAGCATGGTTTCTGAGGTTTTAGGCTGAGATTTTAGGCTTTTGAGACTAAAATCCAAAGCCAATATTCATATTGTATCACAGGGTTTTAAATAGTCTATCACTATAAATCCCCCTTTTTAGCAATTCCTTAATGATTCTGGTATATTAACAGACTTTTTTAGGTGTAAATATTACTTGACAAATGGAATTAGATACTTACACATTGATGAATAAAATCAGGTATTTATGGCTAAGACATGGAGAGATTGGAGGAAGTGGCGAAGAGAACATAAACCTAAAACCAAACCTTTTAACTATATCCAGGAATCTAAGAAATGGGTATTCAGGCTTTGGACCATGAACGAAGTATGCCTTATGCTAAGAGTCTGTAGAACAACCATATACAATCTTAGAAGAAAAGGATTTCTTGTGCCGATGCACAGGAGGGTGCCAGATGGTAAGGTAGGACAAACATTTTATACCGACCGACAGATTTTTGAAGTGCTCTTATATCTCTATCCCGATATGGCAGAGATAGAAAAGGAGTATTTAGAGAAGCAGATCAGCGAGGTTCCAGACAATGCCACGTTCAAGGAGCGTAGGAAACCGAATCAAGCGCAAAAAAGGGTCGAAACTCTCAAACTTATCCACGATTGGGAACGAAAGGAACGAGAAGCAGAGAGAAAACGAGAGCGAGCTAGAAGAGATAGAGCCAGGAAAATACGAAGTAGCGAAGCCGAAAAAAGAAAAGCCCAATGGAAACCTAGAACCGGTAGTGATACCGAAGCACTTAGCTCCGATAGACTACCTGACTCAAGTGCAGCTAATGATAATAGGCCGCATAGAAAAACTCGCTGTATCTGGCACGAAAGAAGATGGAGTGAAGTTGAAAGCGAACCTGGCCTTGCTGAACAAGATTTTGCCCGATCTCACGAGGAACGAACAGACAGTGACCATTAGCCCTTATGAAAGGATACAACAAGCAATAGATAAGAAAGAGGAAGAAGACAATGAGGACGTTTAAAGGGGTAGCATTAGATTGTACCCAATGCGGTTGGGGCAAGGGGGAGCATAAATGGATATGTAAAGGGGATCAGCTGCCCGTGTCCTGTCCGCGTTGCAAATCCTATCACTGGAATGAGGAAAAAGTTACTTTTGAGGGAAAGGAATGTTAATCGAACGAATCAACAAGTACATGCAATCCTGTATCAAGGCTTGGCCTTGCAATACAAACCGAGCATCCGAGATAGGCCATGAATGTGAACGCTACCTTGTGTTTCTACGTACCAGGGGAGGGGAAAAGAAGTTACATTCTATTGACTCACAATACATCTTCAGAGAGGGGAACGACCAGGAAAAAGCTGTACTTCGCCTCTTAGCTGATGCCGACATTGAGGTCATTGAGCAGCAACGACCTTTTGAATGGAAAGAACATCAGCTTACAGGACACATAGACGGCAAGGTATTAGACGGTGAAGATGTGCTGCCGCTTGAGATCAAAAGTATGGCTCCGTGGATATTCGATAAGACTAATACCTTAGCCGACTTCTTCAATAGCAAATACTATTGGGTGCGTAAATATCCGGCGCAGCTTACTATGTATATGCTGATGGACACTAAGGAAAGGTCACTCTTCTTGCTTAAAAACAAGTCAACAGGCAAACTTAAGGAGGTAATGGTTGAGCTAGATTACGCTTATGGCGAAAGTTTGATCCAAAAGGCGGAGAGAGTAAACCAGTGCATTGCGGATAAAAAGATACCTGAGCCTATCCCTTGGGGGGATGTATGTAGTAAATGCGATTTCAATCATATCTGTATTCAGAATGTTCTTAGGGAGGAACTACAGTTTGTAGTAGACCCTGATGCAGAAGACAAGATAGACGGTTGGTTTGAACTCAAAGATTGGTCTGACAAATGGAAGGAGCTAGACGAATGGCGGAGAGAACATTTCAGGGGAGTGAAAAGGGTAGTAGTGGGGCCTTACTTAGTCACCGGCAAAGCGACAACAAAGGGATGGAGGACGATTATTACAAAAATTTGACAGAAGCGGAAATACAGGAAGCCTTTTCCGTTTGGCTGCGAAACCAAAGACATTTGCCAACTCTCAGAGACGCATGGCTAGCAGGTGGTGCCTTTGCAGTTCTTTTAACCGAAGACATGCTGAAAGAAGCCATAAGGAGATTAGAGAAATGAAACGCATATCCAGTTACGAAGATATAAACGGCGGAATTCACCCG